AACATAAGAGAACAAAGGTATTACTTTAATGGATACACACCATTTAAAGAAATAGACGTTCTAAGATGCGAAAAAAAGCTAGGGTAGATGCAAACCAAAGAGAAATTGTACAACAGTTAAGAAAGATAGGTATTTCAGTATTGCACACACACCAACTAGGTAGAGGTGCGCCAGATTTAATTCTTGGTTATAGAAACGAGAATTTTATGATTGAGCTGAAAGACGGAAATAAAACAAAGAGTCAACAGAAACTAACTCCTGATGAAATAGAGTTTCAAACTAAGTGGCAAGGAAACTATGCGGTTTGCAATTCATTGGAACAAATATTAAGCGTTATAGATTATGTTGACGAAAGAGGAATTATTACAAAAACTAGCAGATAAATACGATGACTGGTTTAACATGGCTTCTTCATTTAGGATAGGGAAGTCTGAGGCAGAGGAACTTGTACAGGAGATGTTCGTAAGAATATTTGACTATGTTAAAGACCCTCAGAAAATAATGTACAATAAAGACGAAGTAAATACGTTTTATATTTATATAACATTAAGAAATTTATATTATGCGAATGTTCACACTAGCGGTAGAAAAAATCAAATTATTTTTCCAACGGATAAGATTACGGATGATAATTTTCAGGGAATTTATGAAGATAGCATGGATACTATCGAAACAAAAACGGAACTGGAAGAAAAACTGGAAAGAATCGAAGCGATAGTAAATGATTGGTATTGGTACGACAGAGGTATATTTAACCTTTATTATAAAAAGGGAATGTCTATGCGTGAGATTGCCAAAGAGACAAAAATAAGTTTAAGCAGTATATTTAACACATTGAAAAATGCAAAAGAAGTCGTCAGAAAAAAAACATCAAGAGATTAAGTCAACTGGTCTTGGAGATACTGTAGAGAAAGTGTTTCGCAAGACTGGTATCGATAAACTAGCAAAAGCTGTTCTTGGAGAGGATTGCGGTTGCGAGGATAGACAAGAGTTACTAAATAATATATTCCCTTATGGTAAATTTAATGCACCAACAGACGAAGAGCTGGACACTATTGATTGGTTATTTACGAAGTCGAAAAACACAATTAGCGGTAGTATGGTTAAAGAGGTTTATTCCGTTTATAATCGTATCTTTAATGATAAATTGCAACCCACAAATTGCAGCAGTTGTTTCAAACCTGTAAAGCAGAAGTTGCTAAAAATACACAATGAGTTTAATAAGTAACAATAGACGAAATTATAGCAACTCAATAGGGAATAAGGCAGAGCGTGTTTTTTTTGACATTGTTAAGTCTAAAGGCGTGGATATAGTTAAGTCCAGCAGAGAGGATGACATATTTAGGCATATAGATTTTTATGTTAATGGTATTGGAATAGATATTAAATCTCGTAGGCATTTGGATTGTATATGGCTTGAAAGAACTAATGTACATGGAAAGAATGGATGGTTAAGGGGTGAGGCAAAGTATATAGGATTGGAGATAGTTGAGCTAGGTTCGTTCTGTTTCTTCAAGAGAAGCGATTTATTTGAATATGTAAGTAGATTTACCGAAACAACATCGAGTAAAGATTGTTATTTTAAATGGTACACAAGAAGCGATTGGGATAGAAAAGACGAAATAATAAAGGTTCGTTATAAAGATATCCAACACTTAGAAGTAAAAAGATTGAATTATGCCACTAATTAAGCCAAAGAAATACGAAAAGCAAAAGGACTTTGTTGTCCGTTGTCTGGGAAATGCTAAGATGGCATCCGAATATAAAGACATCGACCAGAGAATGGGTGTATGCTACACTATCTGGAAAGACAACTTTAATCCAAAAAAATAGTTAACATTTTTTGTTAATTACTAAATAGTTTGTATGTTTGCTGTAAATAAATAGCAAATGAGACAATTATTTAGAATTTTATTATCCCCACTTATTATACTGAAAGTCGTGCTTGCAATAAAGCTAGTATTCATATTCTGGATGCTAGAGTCTATACTGCAAATTATGCACTATGCTATTGACACACCCCTACGATGGTTACTTGGCAAAATAGAAAAGTTAATTAAATTACTAATAAAACACATAAAGTAATGGGAAAATCAAGTGAAGAGTATGTCAGACAAATGGAAGAGTTGAAAGCTCAAAGAGATAAAGAGCAGATAGAACTTGCAGAGCGTTTAGAGGCGTTGTACGAAAAGAAAAAAGCAGAGTACGAACATTATCATAGTGAAGAGGCTCAGAAGCGAAGAGCGCAAGTTGAGGCTACCTTATGGAAAGTATTTGACGAGTTTCATCCTTTAAAGATGATGAAGTAATGAGCAGTCAGATAGTTACATTGGATGGTAAGTTCTGGAACAAAGAGGACATCCTTAAACAGATGGATAACGATGAGTTCTATTATGAATACTTAGGTAAGAATGCCTTGAGTAGTAGTAGCGTAAAGGTGCTTAATAAGTCTCCTAAATCGTATGCTAAGTCCCTTAGATTCGGCAGTAAGCGCACAAGTGCTATGACGGCAGGGTGGTTATTACACTTAGCCGTATTTGAGCCTGAGAAGTTTGGACACCTTAATTGGGTTGATGCCTCAACAAAGAACACTAAGATATATAAGGAAGCGTTTTCTGAGAATCCGATGACATTCTTACAAAAGGAATATGAAGAGACGATGCGACTTGCAGACGCTATATATAACAATAGTGAAGCATCTCAGTTATTAGAGGGATTGGAGTACGAGAAACCAGCTATAGGAAACATCATGCACCTACCTTTTAGAGGTAAAGCAGATGCTTTCAATGAGGGAGAAATGATTGTTGACCTAAAGACAACTACTGGTCTTGCTGAGGGTAGCTTCCCTTATAACTGCAAGAAGTATGGATATGCGAGTCAAGTATATATTTATTGCAATTTGTTTGGCATATCTTATAAAGATTTTGTATTTTTATGTATCGACAAAGAAAGCAAAGATATTGGTGTTTACAATGTGTCAGAAGAGTTTTACCTTGAGGGAGAGCGATTAGTTGATAGTGCTGTACATACTTATAACAAATGGTTTGGAGATGAGAATGTAGATTTAAACCAACATATAATAAAAGGAATACTTTGAGAAAAAAGAAACTAACACAAGAGCAACGCATAACGCAACTAGAAAAAGCATTGACAAATGTTTACATAATGGTTCAGGCGTTGATAAAAGAAAATGTTAAAGATGACGTTTCAACAAGCTAAAGAAAATTGCAGGGAAGATATTTTACTGTCGCTAAGACAAGGGGCGTTACTAATAGATGAAGTAAGGTTCTTAATAGATTATTTTAGGGATACAGAGCAATACGAGTGCATACAAGGTGCAATAGAAGCATATAACGAATATAAACAAGAATTAGATGGATACGGATATAAAGAGAGTAAGGGGAATAATTGAAAAAATTACTGGAGTTAACTTAGGCATTAAGACACGAAAGAGAAATGTTATTCATGCCAGAAGAATGTATTATAAAATACTTAATCTTCACACAAGCCTATCTTTGGATGCTATAGGCAAAACCTTAGAGACACAACAAAATCACGCTACTGTTTTGCATCAAGTAAAAATGTTTGATGTTGACTATAATCAGGACATGAATTTTGTAAAAACCTTTAGGGATATTATGAACACTTGTAATGGAATTATAGAACCTACGGATGAAGATAAGTTAAAGGATAGGAATATTGAATTAAAAGAGCAAATAAACTCTCTTAAAAAAGAACTTGAGGAATTAAGGAAAGAAGTTGAGTATTTAAGACCAAAAGCTATTCAGCCTAGAAACCAGCAGACAAAAGTTTATCATTGTACTGAGGGCATAAGCAATTTAATATACTAATTATGAAAGAACAAGATATAATAGATTTAGCATTTGAAAGAGTAGATGTTACAGCAGAAGAAAGCGGTAACCCTAAAGATTTTTATTATTATATCTATCATTTAGACAAAACCCTATGCCTAATAAGTTCGTGTAATGATGAGGTTAAAAAAGATGATTGGTTTGTAGAGTTCTTTGAGGTGGATGGCATAAGATTTACAAGCTATAAACAACTGGCACGTTTAATACACTTAATAGAAAGCGCAAAGCAATGAAAATAAAAACAGGAAGATATCACAGTCAATGGGGAATAGGTATAAGCTATCAGTATTTTAATGGTATGTTTAAGTCTATATGTATTGAACTTATATTCTTTTATATTGAACTAATAATAAAAGACTATCCAGATGATTGGTTTCCTGACGGAAGAATATAACCTGAAAGCAAGAGTTAATTTTAATGGGATTGATTATTGCAACTTGCGAGTAGGGTTATAAAATAATATAAAATAAAATAAAATGAGAACACTATCAGAAGAAATATACATCAGAGCATACGAATACTTTAAAGACCAACTATATTGGGCAAAAAAGAAAGAGGATAATGATGCCACTATATTGTACTACAAAGAGCAGATTTATAATTTGATGGAGAGGTATTACTCTCAGTAAATCAGTAAGTTAAACACTTTGGTATGAACTTTATTATTTAAACATGCCAAGACCAAAGAAAAGAAGTTTAATCCCTGACGAGAAGAAAATCGAACTGGGCATTCCTATAAAGCCTAAAACAGAACCAAAACCAAAAGAACCGCACAAAAAGTATTCCGATGGTAGGAGGAACAATGGAGCGGTCAAAGGAGTGTCCAGAGGTCAGGGGAGAAAGCCAAAAGCAAAAGAAGCAGACATAAAGAACTTCGCATTAGGTTCAATGAAACGAGCCTTTGGAAGTGAGAAGAAAGCGTGGGAGGCACTTGCTGAGATGAGCAAGGAATCCTTTGCACACCTGAGATTACTTTGGGAATACAAGTATGGTAAGCCAAAAGAGCAAAAGGATATTAACGTAAAGCAGGAGATTAACATTCCTGTAATATCTTTCCTACAGCCAGAGGAAACCATTGACATTGAATCTACAGAGGTAAAGGATGAAGAAGATAAATCTTAATCCTAAATACAACCCTCTGTTTAGAGATGCTAGTAGATACTTTGTAATTACTGGTGGCAGGGGAAGTGGTAAATCATTCGGTGTAAACACATTCTTGGTGCTTCTAACATACGAAAAAGGGCATCGCATACTCTTTACTCGGTACACGATGACTTCGGCTTCTATGTCGATTATTCCTGAGTTTATCGAGAAGCTGGAGCTTATGGGAATTGCTGAGAACTTTACCATTACCAAGAATGAGATTATAAACAATCTAACAGGCAGTAGTATTCTATTTAGCGGTATCAAGACGGCAAGTGGAGACCAGACTGCAAAGCTAAAATCTATTCAAGGTGTAACAACATTTGTCTTGGATGAAGCAGAGGAACTTACAGACGAAGAGTCGTTTGAGAAGATTGATTACTCTGTTCGTGCTACAGGCAAGCAGAATCGCTGTATATTGATTCTAAACCCCACAACTAAGCAGCATTGGATATACGAGAGGTTTTTTGAGAATAGAGGCATTACAGACGGTTATAATGGCGTTAAAGAGAACGTATCGTACATTCACACTACATACTTAGATAATGTTCAGCATTTGTCTCCGTCTTTTGTGGAGCAAGTTGAGGTTATGAAACA